CTGAGCCTGAACGGTTTGACCCGACGAGTTGGTGTACTGAACGCCAACGCAAACACCAAGGGCTTGCGGGGCAGCGGTACCGTCAGCGACAACTTTGCATTTGCCAGAAGACAGCAGTTCAACCAGATCACCATCGTACATAGCGCCAGAATCAACCGGCACTAGACGAGTTGACCCTGCATACGGATTTCCACCAATACGGTTAATGGGGTGGAATCCATACGGGGCCGAAACAGTGGGGTAAGCCATGTTTTAACTCCTAGATTTGTTAAGAACCCTTGCCAAAAGTCACCTTGCTGGAACGCTCATGGAAGAGCGGCATACGAGGATCGTTTTCGCGCATAAAGTTATTGTCTACGGATTTCATCATGGACTCCGAGGAATCCATGTAATGCTGTGAGCGTTGATCCATAAACTCAGCCGGGATTTTGCAAAGCAACAAACCGCCAATTTGAATCGTATCTTTGAAGCCTTTGTCGTCAACATTGGTTCCAAAAACACGAACTTCGGGGTGGTCCGACGCTTTTACTGGCTCCCAGCCTTCCCTAAGTTTCGAGGAAATGTTGGTCGGGTCGTCATTCCCGAGCAAGCTTAGGCGAATCCAGCGGTACACATACCCTTCTTCAGGGGTCGGGTCCGGGAGAAGCTGTGGAGGAGACCAGCGTGCGGGTCTCTTGGTTTGCTCACGCTTTTCCATTTCACGGTCTGTACGAGTTGTTTCAGCCATTTTTATTTCCTCATTTCTTCAGCAACCTTACGAGCATAAAGTTCCAATGGAACCCCAAGCCGCTTGGCGATATTTACCTGTGTTTGCGTTAGCACGATTTTTTTGGGCGCTGTGCTTCGCGTTGCAGGTGCCACATTCGATTTTGCGCGTGGAGTAGACGCTTCCACGGATTTCTCGGACTCGAATTCATCCGGAAATACTTGCCGCAATCGACCGTTTAAGCGGTCGTAATACTCATCCGATCTGGGATCCACTCCCGAATTGATCAGCTTTGTATGCAGCCCGAGGGCGAAGCTGGTCATTTCCTCGTCTTTCCCAAACCAAGGATTACTTTGCTGCCACTGCTGGGCTTTATAGTCCGGCTCAATAGCAGGTTTTTCGACTTTTACCTCGTTCTTTTCTTGTTGTAAAGCGGTTGGTTTAAGTTTTTGCACCCGCTCCAATTTCATGGCAACGGTTGTCATCTCCGCTTGGGCTTCTGCCATTGCATCCGGGTCGCCTGATTCGTAGGCTTCCTTGTATTTGGCTTTGGCCTTTTCCATCTCGGTCGCGGCCATTTTCTTAAAGCCGTCGATCATTACCGCGTCTTTTTTGCTAATCGACCCTTGGAGCTTTTTATTCTCCTCTATGATCGCTTGGGCAAGACGAATGGCCTCTTCCTTCTCGCGCAAAGCCGCTTCTTTGGCCCGTCGCTCGTCGTGATAACCCTTGGTGAAGTGGCGAATCCGGTTCTTTACGCTTTCGTCGTATCGCTCCAGTTCATCATCGGCAAACTCTTTTGGGGGTTCTGCCAATGGTTTGCGGTTCTTATCAACCTCCGGAGTATCGTCAACAACTTCGATTTCGTCGGCGGCTTCATTAACCTTCTGTTCCGCAGCCTCTTTTTCGTCCGGGAATACAAATTCAACCTTTTCGATTTCAGCCATTTTTTTACCCCTTATGCACGAGAAATACCGCGAGGATCTTGGACCACAGCCTCCACGGAATCATCATTGATGATCCGGAATTCTTTGCCGTGGATCTTTAAACGAGTGCCTGAATTTGGGCGAACAATAATGAAATCACCCGCCTTGCACAAAGGTCCGGAAGGGAACCTTTTCTCGTCTTTATAAGCATCTGGGCCAAGCTTCACTACGAAGAGGACCGGAGAAAGAACCTCTTCAAAATGAACCGTCTGCCCAGCTTTTGCCAAGCCGCTCTCGTACTCGTCCTCGATTTCGGGTAAAACACAGAGCAAATGGTACGATGCTGGATCAGGCAATTGTCTTGCCTTTTCCTCTGGAGTTTGCGGCAGTTCTGTGGTGTTTAAACCATCCTGACTAATCAAGAGTTCACTCATCGTCACTTTCCTTAAGTTTTCGCACGAGGTCTTTTATTTCCATTTGTGCGGTAGCAAGACCCCGGATTTCTCCACACAAATTTTTGTACTCGGCGTAGTCCTTTACCACGCCGTCGCACAAACAAACGCTGAGTTGTTTCTTGCGGTCTTCTAACTTCGAGACCAGCAACTCCAATATCTTGTCGTCCAATTACTCTCCTTTCTTCGGTTTATTAACCATACGAAGTGCATCCTGTTGCAGCTTCATCCGGAACTGCTGGGCTTTCATTGCCGTTTCATCTTGGGCTTGCTGCATCTTTAAACGATGAAGCTCTTCGGCCTGCTGAAGCTGTTGTTGGTTGCGCAACTGATTAATCTGCATCTCCTGCTGGGCTTTTGCTGCGGCAACCGCAGGATCTTCACCCTGTTTAGCCGCCGCCTCTTGAGCCTTAATCTGGAGTTCTGCCTGTTTAATCGCCAGATCGCCCTGAACCTTCTGCGCCTTGGTCTGCGCTTCCTGCGAGCGGATTTGCAGTTCAGCCTGTTGCATTTGCACAATCGGATCTTGCATTTGCTGTTGGGCCTGTTGCTGCTGGGCTTGAGCCATGTTCTTTTGCATCAACTGCGCACTGGCTTGTGCAATCAGGCGCGACAGATCTGCTTCGACCTGCTCTGGCAGCTTCTGCTCCGGCGGCGGCAACGGAACCCCGATCTGCTCTTCGATTTTCCGGCGGTAGGCAAACCCGAGGTGTTCCGCGATGTGAGCCTGAACAGCGGCTGCAATCTGTTGGGCCATTGGGTTCTGCCCGATCTGCTGGGCAATCATGGGGTCTTGCAGGAACGATACGTGGGCGGCAATGTGAGCGTCCTGATCCTGATAGATAAAAGCCTTGGTTGGCTCCCCTTTCAGGAATCCCATGTTTTCGCTCAGGGGATCTTTGGGTCGCTGGTCATCTTTGGTGGGAACCAATTTGTCCGCGTTCTTAATCCCCAAGACCTCAATCATCTGCCGGTGCAGTTGGGGCAGGTCATAGATCTGCGGGGCTTGGGACGCTAATTGAATTACCGCCTGATACTGCATGATCCGCTGCGCCATCGTGGCGGAGTTAGGATCAGAGACCGGGATAACATCCACGCTGTCGTAATCAGACCTCTTGGCAAGCCGATCCCCGCTGGTGGGGTTGTATTCGTACTCGGTGGGGGCGTAGTCCCGGATGATTTCCTTAAGGAGTTTAAACTCCTGTTTCATCGAATAATGGACACGCGCCTGCACCGCCGACATGGTCTTAAGCTGACGCTCAAGGATTGCGAGGGTGGTTCCTACCGGGGCTTGCGCACTCATGTCGCTGATCTTCATGTCAGCGATGGAACCAAGCCTTCTGCCTTCTTCGGTGATTCTTTCCAACAGGCCAGACAGAACTTGGCTCGGCTCCTTGTACGGGAGCGGCATGATGTTGTCGCGCACCGAGCCAGAGGGGACATCCACATCCCGGAACTCCCCCGGGGCAATAGGGGTGTCATCCCCTTTAATCCTTAAGCCACGGCTTTTTAAACCACCGGGCAGGTTGGACAGGGTTCCCGCATCCACAAGCTGCCGAATGAGCGCGGTTCCGGCTCGCGCATACCCGCCAATTAGGTGGATGTAACCAAACCCATAAGCCCCAAAACCGGGGACATAGTCATACTGGACCACATGCTGGCGTTTAAGCTTTAGATCGTCTTCTTCGTACCAGTTGCGGTAAATGCTCAGAACCTTGTTGGTTCCTTTATCAATGGTGATGATGTAGGGGAGGGCGATGTCGTCCTTGTCCTCAAACCCGGGCAGGTTGTAATCAATCTGCACCTCGCAGATTTGATACCGATCATCGTCGGTCAGGCTGTAGCCCTGCTCATCTGCCTTTTTCTTTTCTACATCGGTGTAGGTTCTGACGGGTTCCCCGAGGTCAACATCCCGGTAAAACCCGGCTACCTGAAGCTTTTTGATGTCGTTCTCGGTCTTGCGCATGATGTGGGTCACACGCTCCGCCGTCCTCGCTCCGCTTGAGCCGTAGGGGATGATCACATCTTCAGCGGGGATAAACACCGCCGTCTGGCGTCCAAGGCTTGGGTCGTAGTAAACCTTTTTAAACGCAGAACCGGCCAGACCAAGGTTAAACAGCATTCTTTCGTGTTCTGGGCGGTACTCCGGCATCAACTCCGTGAGTTGGTAGTTCATGTCCTCCCGGACACGCTCTGCGGCATCTTCCTTTTCTTTGGTGATCTGCCCAATGATTTCGGTCTTTACCGGGCCTTGGGCGGGGAAGGTTTCAATAATGGTTTCTGACTGGAACCTTACGGCAGCTTCGGTCAGGACGGTGCTGTAAACGCCACAAGCGCCATTCCAAGGCTCTGTGCGCTCCTCGTACTTCATTCCGAGGACATCCAGCCCCTTTACAAACATCTCTGTCCAGTCTTTGCGGCTGGCGATATCGGCGTCAACAAGGCCGATAATCTCTGAACCAAGGGTTTCTAGCTCACCTTCGTCCATGTGTTCTGCCAAGTTGTCATCAAATTCAATGACTTCGCCGTCTTTGTTCAAATCCGGCATCAAGTCAATCACAACCCCGTCAACGCCAATGGTTACCCCTTCCGGGTTTTCGATTTCAATCTCAATGGCGGGTTCTTCCTGAACAACATCCAGCCCCATCGGGGCGGAATACAGGGATTTGTCCATATTTGTAGCCATGACCGTCCTTTAGTAATACGCAACGCGCCTACGATATACCGGATCGTCGGGTTCGTCAGACGCAATCTGAATAAATCCGCCCTGACGGAACCGCATTAACGCCTGAGAAGAGGAATCGACAAGGTCATCGTGGTCGCCATTAGGAAATGACGCCATTTCCTCCACAACTTCCTCTGCCCACCGGGTTTCCGGTCTCCATACTACCCCCGAGGCAAACAAATCTGAAATAGAATTTACGCGGGCGATCTTATCCTGCCCCTTGTACGGGGTGTATTCGGACAAAGGGATGCCCATTTTGCGCAATTCATAGATCAACGGAGACCCTGCTGCCCGTTTTTCCACAATCAGGGTGTCCGGATTCCATTCTTTCCACATCTCAAAGGCTTTTTGCTTCAGATCCGGGAACTCCATCCGGTCTTTGAAGGCATCCAACAGGATGATATTGGGCAAATACTGCCCCTTTTCGCCTTCTTTCTGGAAAACACCCCACGTTGTACACGCAGAGTAGTCTGCCCTGTTGTGTTTTTCAAAGGCTGTATCCCAAGATTGGATGATGTACTCGCAATCCGGGGGGTAATCATCCTCCCAAATACGCCATTGCTCCCTCTTTACAATGGCCCCTTCTTCCGAGGTTGGGTTTTGCTGGTACTGCGCTTCCCACTTAGATACCGGGATCTCAGCCTTGATCGCGTCTAGCTCTTCCTTCTTCCAAAATCCGGGCCACAAGGGGTTCCCAGAAGGAAGAATCGCCGGGAATTCAATCACTTCCCAGTCATCTGTCCCGTCTTTTGACGAATTCTTAAGGATCTGCCCGGTTAGATCCCTTTTAGCCCACCGGGTCATCACAATAATGATGGACCCTCCGGGCTGTAAACGCTGCCTTGGCCCGGAGGTATACCATTCATACACCCCGTCATACACGGCAGGATTGCCCTGTTTAGCCTCCTGCTCAGAATGCGGATCGTCAATGATCAAAAGATCCGCACCCTTACCGGTCACAGCACCGCCAACACCAATAGCAAAGTAATCCCCCTGCTTGTCCGTGTTCCACCGACCGGCAGCTTTTGAATCCGAAGAAAGCTTCAGATCAAACACCTTCGCATAATTCTCAGAAGACACAAGGTTCCTGACCTTACGTCCAAAGCCCACAGCAAGCTCGGCAGTGTGGGCAGTCTGAATAATCTTCTTCTCAGGAAACTTCCCTAGAAACCACGCCGGAAGCAAATAAGACGCAAACTCTGACTTGGTATGCCGAGGAGGCATATTCACAATCAACCTCTTTAACTCTCCCCGCGCAACCCTTTCAAAGGCATCTGCCATGATCTTGTGGTGTCTTCCCGAAATAAACACGGGCCACATCTGCTGCACAAAAAACAAGAAAGATTCTTGGCACCTCTGAACACGGTCATGCTCCAGAAGCTGACTAATCTTCAATCTTTCCTTCGGGCTGACCTTGTCCACAATGGACAAATACGCCGATATCTCCTTCTGAGACAACAGGCTCATAGCGACAAAACCTCGTCCACGCTCTTGTCCCGAATCTTTACCCCGTAAAACTTCCTCGGCTTCCTGTCCAACAAACCCTCCGCCTCCAGCCTCTTAACAATCCTGTGCGCGTTAGCTCTGGACTTCAAACCCATTCCCTTCGCCAATACTTCATACGTCGGGGAACATCCATGAATCTGGATATACGCCTTCAAAAACCGCAACACCATCTCCCAGCGCGGTGTCATCGTTGCTTTAGGTCTTGGCATGTTTAACCAACTTGCGTTTACACAAACAACACTATAGCATTTAAACGGCAAAATATATATACCCCCGGGGGGTGTGCGTTTGGAAAGGAAGGGGGGGGGGTTAACCAGCTTGTGACTGCGTGAGTGGATTCGAGCGTAAAGGGCTGACGGGTAGCTGCATCGCTGCTTGGGGGGTCCGGGTACGGTGGGGTGCGGCCGCTGCTCGTTTACACGCCACGGTGATGCGTTTAGACGCCATGCCGTTTACACGCTCCATCACTTGCCTGACACAAGGCGAAGATGGCCAGCCAGTTCCTTGCGCAACTCGTCTGCCGTCAGCGGCTTGTCTGCCGTGGGCTGCTGGTCTCTGAACATGCCAGCCGCGCGACCGAGCAGTTCGAGTGCTTTTAGTCGGGAGCCTTCCTGCTTACCGGCTTTGCT